TTTGTTTTTCTATGAACGCCGAGCCTCTAGGTTTGCTTTCAATAAATGCTTTGATTCTTTTGTAGTCCAAATGATTTGATACGGTGTAGTTTTGTCCGCCTAACATTACAGTAGCTCCTGGCAGACTGCCTCTCATTGGATAGTCAACACCACCGGTAGAAGTAGGTCTGAATATTGGCCCAACTAAATTGCTAGGCATTGCCAAAGGAATTTTAAATTCTGTAGAAGTAGAAAAATCTTGAGGAATCTGCGTCTTTATAAAAGGCTGATTGGAATTTCCTCCTCCAGGTTGATCAGATCCGAACTTTAAATTTTTTAAATTAGTTCTTAGACTTATTAATGGAGTTATGTTAGTTCCTGATATGTTTGAAGTTATTGGCATTTTTAATAAGATGGGGTTATATTACCTGTTCTTTTATCTGTACTTCCGTAAGTACTATTTGAAACCTCATTATTTGTTTCGGCTATTGTTTTACCATTTACAACTAATACATTGTGTATTACTTGTCTTGATTCTCCTTGAGTTCCTCCTCCGATAAGAGCTCGTTGAGGTTCAGCGCTAGTATTGTTTGCTATTGTTCCTTTAGCAGCTTTTTCTGAAACGCTAACGCCTCCTAAATCTCCGCCTAAAGATCTAATTTGCGCTCCCATATTAGCGGATCCTTCTTTAATGCTATCTATAAAATCGTCTGGTATTTGACCGAAGGCAACGTAATCCAATCCCTCTAAAATATAATAAGCAGCTTTGCCTATGAATTCAACCGCACTGGCAAAAAAGTCCCTAACGCCTTCTATTACTTTCTTAATATTTTCTGGTTTTGATAGATATTCGAAGAAGCTTTCTAATTTTTCTATTATTCCACTTTTTTCAACGAAATCAGATATGGACTGTTGTATTTTTTCCATGAAAGCTCCGATCTTCTCCTGCATCGAAGCGTTTGTTAAGTTTTGGTATGCTTCTTCTCCTGTTAATCTTATTATCTCTTCTTTCGTTTTTCCTTGGGCTTTTAGGGCTTGTACTTTTGCTTGAGCGTCTTTAAGATCCGTTGCTCCTAATTTACTTAATAATTCCTGCTGCTTAAGCATGTTACCCATTTCGTCTCTCGACATTCCAAACCCTTTAGCTAAACCTTCTGCGCTAATACGATTCATTTTTAAGAATTCGTCAGCGCTACCAACTTGACGTGTAATTTCTGCAGCGGCATCAGCTAATTCGTTATTTAAGAAAAGTTCTCTTGCTTTTGATAAATTTATATTCTTACCGGTTAATAGTTGGGCTTCAAATTCGCTTGATATAGAAGATTCGTAGTCCAAAAAAGAATTGGCCATAGAATCAAGTTGTTTCAATTCTAGACCCATTGATTTGACAGTAACTAAAGACTTAGTTAATTTTTCTGGATATTTTGCAAAAGATAGTCCCAAATAGCCTCCAAGATTAGCTGCTTCTTTAAGTATTTTTTGATATTGAAAACTTATGCCCGTTGCATTTTTTAAAGCAGCAACTTGAGAAAGAACTGATTTTGTTATTCCTTCTGCGGATTTTCCTGTAATAGTAGAAGATTGAACGATTGCTTGTCTTGTTTCTAAATCAAGACCAGCTATATCTTTTAATTTAATGTTAGTTGCTAGTTGTTCGTTAGTAAGTTTATTAGTAACTCCCAAAGCTTCCACCATTTCCATTTGTGATTCTACCATTTTTTGAGAATTCACAAACAAATCTCCGCCGCTAATGCTTAAGCTCGCAAACTCCATTTTCATCTTTCTAGCTTCTCCAGTAGAAAGGTTCATGGCTCTAGCAAACTTAACAGTTTTATCTTGAATTTCTAATATATAATCGAATACAGCTTTTAATCCCTTAACAACTCCACCAACTATTGGTATAAACATTGCTGGATCTAACAAACTGGAGAAAGCAGATTTAAAAACTGAACCTGCACCTACCGCAGCAACTTGCCAAGTTCCCAATACTTTTGAGAACACTTTGCCAACTGCATTCATGTCTTTTTGTTGCTCTACAAGTTTTCTCGCTTTTAAACTCATAGCAGAATAAGCCTCTTCGCCAAATCCAACTTTTTCAGCGAAAGTTTTCATCAAGTTTCCTGAAATGCCGAGTTGGTTATTAACCGCTTTTTCATTTTTTAGTATCGCCTTTCCTGCTTCTACTTGTTTCCCAGCTATTTCTAATTTTTTCTCTTGAGTGTACAACGCCGCTACTTCTAAATCGCCCGTCTTTCCGATGTACTTCATCATCGTTTCTTCGTAATTTATAGTCTGTCCAAGAATCGCAGCATTTTTTACGGATTGTTCAGTCTTTCTTTTCGCTTCTGCTAATAAGTCTTTTGTTCCATCAGAATAGCTCCTTTGTAAATCTTGTAGTTTTTTCTCTTCGATGTACTCCTTTTGTTTAAGAAGTAAAAGATCCCTATTAACCTGTTTTACGTTTATTGAATCGCTATTTAGTGTAGCTAACCTAGCCTCAATTTTATTGTAGGCCCTATCCATTTGACCCAATTCTTTAATTGCGTCTTTTAACAGATTGTTATAATCTCCTTGATCTTGTAATAGATTTTTTAAACTTGCAGCGAATTGCTTAGGATCTATATTTTGAGGACCTCCAGGAGGATTGGGCTGATTGGGTGTTGCCATTTATAGTTGTTGTCTACAAATAAATATTAAGACTTAGATTTTACTTTGGAAACAAAGGCTGGCTCCTCTCGCTTAGAATTTGCGAATTCTGGTATATTAATCTTACTGGGATCAGTTTTTTCGGTAATTTTTTTATTCTTATCGTTTCTTACCTCTTCTACGCGTTCTAGGTACTCGTTGATCTTTTTAAGATTAAATCTTCTTTTATTCACGTCCATGTTCCATACCTCGGAATAGGTAAAGCCTCCGCCACCATGGTAGGTGAGCTCAAAGACTTCGGTCATAAACGCGTGCCTATATTCCGCTCCCGGGAAAAAAGAACTCGGGTAACATGGGAACGTCTATTTCTTGTTCCGTACCATCGTTAAACGTAACAGTGGTTTTCATGCTAATGTCCGGAGTAACTGAGGCCATAAATTGTCTTAATGGATTTGAATCTCTTGATAGCAAAGCGCCTGAATCGATAAAATCTCTAACAGTTTTAGTAGATCTGTCACCGTTAATAGAGGTTATCTGATGTTTTAATCTCAAAGAAATTCCAGGTTCTTGACCCAAAGCTTTTTTAACGCCTTTTGCTTCCTCGTCAATCTTTTTATCTTCTTCGATAGTAAGAATTTTAAAAGTAACCTTATTCTTTGTGTAAGGCAATTCGTAAGTGACTTCGTTATCGTTGTTAAATAAAGATAGATCTACGTTTTTGTAGACTAGTTTTTGTAAATCAACAATAATAGTCTCTTCTTGTCCAGTATTTGGATTCTTGTAAGAGAGATTGTAGTCCTTACCGTAAGCCAAAATTCTAGCCGCAATAAGAAGCGCGTTCCTGTCTCCTAGGGTTAGATCCTCGTAGGCTATTGGACTTTTAATAAGTGACTTAAGCATCTTCTCAATGGCTAAGCCCTGACGTAACAGATTCACGTTGGTTAATATGTCCTCCTCTTTAGCAGTCATGTATTTCATTTCAACTACTCCTGCGGACAACGGATTTTCTTTTGGGTAAACAAGACCTTTCGAAGGAAGGTCGATCATTTCGGTGGGAACCGTAAATTTTTCTGCCATAAACTATATATTTTATTTATAAATATACCCCATTCAAATTTCATGGAACAAAAAAAGACCGCAGTGATATGCGGCCTTTCTAATATTGTATGTTTTTCTAGGATTAGTAGTTCAAGATACAGTAGTCCATTCCTATAGACAGTGTTAACTCTGTAGGATCTGTAGTCGACCAATCGTAGGTACCGAAAGTTGCTTCTTTGATGAAAGCGCCTTTGATGATCCACTCTGATACAACGTCACCAACTGGTCCAATGATAGATAAGTTCAAGTCCTTCTTATAAAAGTCAGAATAACCGTCTCTACCTGTAACTGATTCGTGGTGTAATCTTACCCACTCCATTACGGCTTGTTGGCCTGAAGGACTGATTGGGTTATATAATGACAAACTCATGTCTCTC